ATTTGTTCTTCTTGCTCTGCAGCTTCTAAAGCCTTAAAATAATCAAAGGGGATAGTAGTTTGCTTTTCTTCTTTATTTAGGTAATCTAATTCTCTATTTCTTCTCTCACCATACTTATCACCAAAATTAGCTAAATTCTTTTTTGCACCTTCCCAATCATTACTAGTAACTTGATTCCAAAAATTAGGTGTTTTCTTTTCTAGATCACCATACTGAAATGCAACAGAGGCTATAGCAGTAGCTTTATTTTCGGGGAGTAAATTAAAATCTTGTCCTGTTTTTGCTTCCCAATCTGAGGCTAGTTTATTTAATGTTTTCTGCTTGGCGAATTGATTTATTATCTCGCCTTCTTCTTTAGTGATGTTTAGATTTTTTGCTGCAGATAATGCAGCTTCACCTTTTAAACCTACATAATCACTAAGCTTTGCAATTAGTTCTTCTGGTAAACCCTTCAAATCATTAATATTTCTTTGGCCTAAATCAAACCCAGATGCTATAGTCACGCCTGACTGACCTAATATATTACCTTCTCTGTCTTTAGGCACATATCCGGAAGTTTCAAAACCTTCTTGGTCTTTTATAAAATCAAAATTTACATTTTCAAATGCCATAATTACTTCCGTGGAGCGTTATATAAATTAATCGGAGGGAGCTCCAATTCGTGCCATTCTATATTGCCTAATAATATCATGTAATTGCCCATATATAAACCGTTTTATTCGCCTCTACCCACGTAAATAATAGACCCTTTTGCTGATGGAATACTAGGGGCAGTGAAAGCATCAGGCGGAGCTGTTTTTGCGGGGGAATACTGTAGAAAAACACCATCTTGAATTCCGGCTATATATGCTTGGTCAGTTGCCCAATACAAACCTACCGATTGCCCTGCTTCTATTTCAAATACAAAAGATGTATAAGCCGTTAAAAAAGAGGGGACTGTCGCACTTTTTCGAGCGGTTACGTCAAATTTAGTTCCTGAGATAGGCACATCTACCCCATCAATCTGTATCCATACATTTATCTCGTGAATAACGTTAGCATTATTAACCACTTGTAAACCAGAATCAATCTTATAAACCCCATTATACAGCGCGGTAGCAGTGCTATCAGCATTTAACGTAAACCCCGACAATACCCCTGCAGTATCCCATAAAACTTTTGTAGGGGTATTACTTGTTGTAGTTTGGTTAGCGCTATATGAAGCTTCAATCTTAGGAAAGTCTATGTGGTACCCCCCATTATCGCTTAATAAATCCTGAAATGCTGTGTCTAATAAGTTAAAATATAAACGCAACTGATTTCTAAACTGGTCTTCATTAGGCACCAAATATTCTTTTTCGGGTAAAACTAAGTTAGGTGATTTAGGTGGTTGTGAGTGAGACATTACCCTCTCCTTCCATCAGGTTTTGCATCAACACGCGGAGTACCTAATTGCCATTGCACGCCTACGCCGTCACTTTCTATTTTAAAATTCATCTGTCTTCCGCGGGCCCTAACAAACACTTGATTGGTATACTGGTCAATAACAGCTGTGGTTGTAGCCGGGTCTATTGCAGTAATAACGTCTCTCGCTAAACTAACTCCCTCCACATTTGTTGAGGATATTGAAGCTCCAGGAAAGTTTCTAACTCCTACAGTCATGGTAACTTCAGGATGTAATTCATCTCCGCTAACAGTATTGTTTAAATCAGAGTCAGTAAAATCAACATCAGGAATAATTTTTTTTGTTAGCATAAATTGCTCCCCCTCACCAATATCAATATCAGCAGATTCTACATAAGCCCTAATACCTAAAGGAGGTGCACCTAATGGCTGTCCATCGTCATTACCTTTTTCATGACTATATACATACCCGTTAATTAAAGCTGTGGGGTGGTCTGCAACTGTTGCATCAATCCAAGCGGTTCGCTCTAGAGAGCCATAATACCAAATTTGTTCTTGGTAGTTGTAGATAACGTAGCTATCAATATCCTCAGAATCACCCGATACATAGAACCACACTACTTCATTAAACTCCCTGTTAGTCCCTGCAAAAAATATCTGAGCTTGTTCTCGGTTTATGTTATCGAATACGTGTCGTTTTAGTGTACAAGGTAAGGTATCAACACGTCCAGAGTATACGAAAAACTTATCATTACCCATCCAGAAGACCATGTTATTTGCTTCAGCTACTACTTTAGAACTCATAATACTGATGGAGTTAGATAGTTCTTGTAAAGAAAAGACCTCTGCTGTACCTAAGAACTGTAAGGAAGACAGAGAATAATCCGTCCAAACAAGCGTTTCTTGCCTAGTGTTAGTAGCCGCTACAATTTCTGAACCCGATTTAATTCGTAAGAAACCTGCAGAATTAGTAGCTGTAGGCTGCCATACTTCGGGCTCTGGTCCTATATTAGCACTAACGTTTGCCCATCGTACAAGTAGCGGATCATAGTCACCCTCGTAGTCTGGTGCACTTGCAGCAGCGTCATAATTAGTACACCCCATAGCAAATAAATGGCCTGAAGGAGCAAAGAGTGTAAGTGATACTTCTTTAGGTACGGCAACAGCACCTGCTATAGAACTTAATTTTACTGCGCGATTACTAAAGGCATTATTATATGTCCAGTAGTAAATGTCGGCACCCGATACATTAAAGATAAGGTCGTTGTTAAATTTATCTTGGAAAATTATTCTAGGGTTTAAGTAGATAGGAATAGTAGAACCTGAACCCCATGTGCTTCGACTCCATGCACCTGTGCCCCAACCGTAACCTAATGTAGCTGCACTAAATCCAGTGTTCCATTGAAACGCTGCTACAATGCTTGTTCCTCCGCCCGCTGCTACCGTTGACGTTGCTGCAGTTGTTACCGTAATGCTAAAAGAATTGGTATCTATAAAGGTTAACTGAAACTCTTTATTTAAGTCCGCTGCAGGTATCCCACCAACGTCAACTGCTCCACTAAATGTTACAAAGTCGTTATCTAGTGCTCCGTGGCCCGCAATGTTAATAACGACTGTAGTAGATCCGTTCGTCGTTGCAAAACAATTATCCGTATCAGTTGAAGTAACAGTTGATCTAATAGGAGTAATATCATATATGGTAGTGCCTGCAAACACATACATTTTTAAATTAGAGCCAATACCAAAGATTCTATCGCCTGTAAGGGTATTATAAGAATACAGACTACGACCTTCGCCTAAATATTGGTTAAAGTTTTGTACTTCCCACCCACCTATTTTTTCAGGGAACCCTTGTCTAAAGCGAATTTTATCGCATTCATACCAACCACCTTTTTGTGAGTAGTTAGATTTGTCTCTATTAATTCCGGGGCTAAATATTAATTTAGTTAATGCCATATTATTTACCTTTAGCCAACTGGCCCCCGAAGTAGAACTCTACAATTAATGTAGCCCATTCAAATATTTCATCAAATTTATAGAGGCCTTTAACCGTTTCAAACGTAGTGCCCCCGCCTATGGTAAACAGTCCTAGAAAAGAAAAACCTTCCGTAGTTTTGGGTATAACTGTTTCAACGCCTAGTATACCCGCTAAAGGATATAAGGCAACAAGGCCTAAAATAACAAACATTAGTATGCGCCTATTCCATGCAGCCATTGGTGATTCGTTATTAGATTGTTCACGTGCTTTTTGAATCTCGCCTGACTTAGCAGCTAACGCCTCTAGCATTAATTTATTTTGGTCGTGCGCTTGTTGGGATTTGATAGCTACTAGCTTAGTTACAAAACCAAGTAGTATAGGTATTAGGTGTGTTAGTATTCCCATTAATAAACCCATCCATATAGTATACAAGCAATAATTGGTGTTACTGGAAGTATAGTTAATAAAGCTAATCCGGCTATAACATATTTATTTTTTAGTAGTGGTAGCATATTTTTGCTCCTGATACAATGGCCATATTTTATCATATTTTTTAATTCTCTTCTTTTATATGCCATGAAGGCGTGCCTGTTTCTAGTTTATATGTCCAAGGGTTAATTAAAAAAGACCACCTTGTTGCTTCTTCTATATTATAAGTCTCAATTCTGTGCATTATTTCAGGGGCCATTATAATCATTCTATTAGTTTTTGGTTTTATCTTTACATCTTCTGTAGATAAATACCCTCCGTTTAAATGAGCAACAAATGGATAATATATGATGCTACATAAAGGGCTTTTTAGTTTTTTGCCCTCTGACTGATCTGTATCATAATGCCAATTTTTTTCTGAATAAGTATTATTGTGAGTCCACCACTCATACCCTACTGCATCAGACAAATCAAAATAATCATCTGCTACTTTAATAAGGTCTGTTATATATGGTGGTTGATTGCCTTTGTCCACCCATCTTAGCTGCTCGGAAGGCATGTTATTAAAATGATTATCACTAAAAGCTCGCATTGAATTTGTACTGACAACATCATCAAGCACTATTATTTTCTTTTTATTCATTATTTTTACCTATACCACGTTATAATAGAATACCTAGTTCCTTCTGTTACAGGCATAATTTCATGGGGGTACATAAAGGTAGAAGGGAACATTACAACATCACCTTTACCTGCTTTAATTTTCATCTCTCTATCAAAGAACCCAAACTCTCCGCCTTCATAGTCATCATTTAAATGAAAAGAACAGCTAACTAATCTGGGTGCTTGTAAAAAACTATCAATGTGCTGTATATAAAACTCACCCTTGTTATATCTAAGTAATTCATACCCTGTGTCTTCTTGTACCTGAACATGGTCAAACCTTTTGTTATACTCTTCTATACATTTAGCAGCACACTTAAACATTTCATCATCTAGCCGCTTTCTTTCTTCACTATCTCTTATGGTAAATCCTTGTGACATTTGTATAGTATCGCAGTTGCGTACTTTTTTATTAGGCTTGCCGCCACCTACTGCCGTTGCATCCCAATCATCACTATTACTATACTCAGCTAAAATAGCATCACATAATTCATCAGGTACTATGTTTTTTAACACAACTATATAATCTTTAATTTTTTTCATTGTGCAGTCCACTGTTAATTCTGTCACCAAAATGTTCCCAGTGTTCTCCAACTCCTCTTACGTAGTGCAAGAAAACCTGAATATACTCTTGTCCAGTAAACTTATCTCTCCAGTGTTCTGATAGTGTTCCCTGATAAACAATAGCTTGTCCAGGTTTTAAATTTATAGACACCTGTTCACCATTAGGTTTAGTCATCCAAATATCCCAAGGAGCATCTCCACCTAAATGAACAGTTAAGCTTATCTCACACGAAGGCCTATCTTTATGTTTTTTTAGTTCATCTCCGTGTGTGTATAACCTAGCATACGTATAACTAGGCAACATATTTTCTCCCATCAACTCACTAATTGCTGGAAGTTTCTCACATAAAAGATTTAAAAAATCTCTAAAGTTATACATTGCATACGACAAAGGACATTGCTCGTCTTGACTAAACAATTGAGGGTACTGTTCTACTTGACCCTTGTAACTATTAAATAACTCAGATGCTCTTTCAGGAGCAATAAAGTTATCTATAATTAAATAATTGTTTCGTTCTAATTGTTTATTCAATGGCTTTAATAAACCCTAACATTTCCTGTTTCTTTTACAGCAAACCATTTATTAATAATCCAAGCCGTTATATCAAATTCGCCTTTTTTAAGAGCTGCATCTATTTTCCAAGGTTCTGAATGATGGTTGTGATGTAAACCGTCTGGTATTCCTAACCATATAACCCAAGTATAATTCCAAGTAGTATCGTTAGAGTTAAAGTTTCTATATCCTTTAGGCAACAATTCAGTATGAGTTAAGTAATTAACAAAATACATATCTAACATATAGCCTATTCCTGGAGGGGCTAACACTAAAAATACTGCAATCTTCCAGTCAATAATAAAGCTAATAGCTATTAAGCTAAACCAAAAAACATAATACCATTTGTCAACAAAAGCGACTTCTTTGTCTTTATATAGATCAACAGTAGTAAGTTTCATTCCTAATTTTTGACTCCACATCTTAGGATTTTCAAGCATCCACCAAGCTCCATGCCATGCTCCACCTTTAGGTGAGTGTATATCAAGATCTTGGTCAGAGTATTTATGATGGTGCCTATGCACATTGGCCCAACCAATAGGACTTCCCTGTGCTGCCATTGTAGCTAAAAAACACAATACTTTATGTTTAAAAGACGTGGTTTTAAATTGGTGATGAGAAAAGTATCGGTGTAAACTCATGCTCATGCCACCAATTACCCATACTCTAGAAATTAAAAATGATGCTAAAAGCCACCATCCATATCCGTAAAATACAGCTAATCCTATTGCAGCAATAGCTCCTAAGTGAACAAATGCCCATAAAATTCTAAGGTTTATGTATCCAAACGATTGCATAAGTCAATAATATCCTTAACTGTTTGTAAGTCTCCAACACTATCGTCGGGTATAACGATACCTAACTCTTCCTCTATAGATATAACTATCTCTACTGTTGCTAAAGAATCTAACCCTAAGTCATGTATGTTTTTGTTTATGTCTATATCTTTTACTGGTGTTTTAATTTCTGCAGATATAATTTTTAATATATTATCTGGTAAGCTCATTACAGTCCTTTCATAAAGTTTTTATAGTTTTACTATTGTATCAAACTTTTTAGGTTTTTGCTCATATGGAATCCCTATGAACTCTATAACTTTAGCAGAGTAATCAAACTCATCAGGAAGCACTGCTAAGTTATATAATCTAGGGTTACTATGATGAGTGTTATGAAAACCTTCACCCCATAATAACCATGCAAAAAGTTTACTATTATATGTGTAATCAGAAGAGTTAAAAATTCTATACCCTTTAACTGCTAGTTTAGGTATATGTGCTATCACTGTTATATAACTAATACCAAAAAATACATACAACATACTAACACAATAAAAGTAGGCAGCTATTTTTAAGTCTATTAAACCGAGTAACACTATCCAACCAATAAGTATCTTATAATAGTTCTTGTGAAAAAACATATGGTCTTTATCTGCAATTAAATCTTTTACTCGCATAGGATTTACTTGATAAGGAGCAAAGTAATAGAACCATATTTTTATTTTATTCCATAAAGAACCAGTTGGAGGGTGTGGGTCTTTATCTGTATCTGATGTGCCATGATGTAGTCTATGTGTATCACACCAATATATTGTACTGCCCATACTTACTATAGTACCAAAGAATAATAACATAATTTTTATTACTCTATTTTTTGGTTTAAAAGACTGGTGAGCAGACATCTTGTGTAACGCCATGCTAGAACCAAAGCCTGTAAGAAACCATCCCCAAAGTAAAGCTAATATTACTAAGGTTGTATTCCACCAAAAAAGTAATGTTGCTAATGCTCCAATGTAAGCAAAAGCTTGTATTATTTTTATCTTAACATTATTGCTTATATTAAATTGCACGTACTTCTTCAATAGTTGTTGCAGCTTGTACACTAGCTTTTCTTTCCCATGATGTTACATAAGTAGTATTTACAAAAGTATTCATAGCAGCGGCAAAATCTTTAATTGTTTCGTCAGTTAAAACAACATCATTGTTATCTATATCACGCCATGTAAAATTAACAGGTAAACTGATGTTGGCATCAACCATAGCTACGTATCCTGCTAAGTTAGTCCTGCTTAGATTGTCAGCATCAAATGTATTACCATTCCAGGCAAATCCTGCATCTAAGGCCGCTGCTCTATCTAAGTTAATATCTTTGTCTGCTTTTTGTTTTTCTTTTTCAACAGTCCACTCAGTATACAAAAATGGTTTTCCATTATAAATATATTCAGTTTGTCCACAACTATCAATCAGGAAGGATGTTATTTCTGACTGTGCTTGTGGCGAAGAAGTGGTTATGAAAGAAAAACAAGGTATACCATATTTTGCACATTCATCAGTAAATTGTTTAATTTTTAAAAGAACTGCTGTTCCAGAGCCTGCTAAATTAGTACAAGCTAATCCTACAGGTTTAAATGGCATAGTATTTTGGATATCATAAGAATATAAATAACTCCCACTAACTACTTTAACTTCAAACTCTGAAGAATTTACTTTAGCAATTACTGCTTCCGCATAGGCTTGTGTTACTGCTGGGTACTGAGCCATAATAGCATCTAGTGCAGGATCATTTGTTTCTTCATCAACTTCTTCCGTGGCTAGGGCTGCATCGTTAGCAGTTTCCCACAATGCTTTAGCAGCAGTTGCCCAAGCAGGAAGTTCTGTTATTTCATTATTTTGTTCTGTTCCTGTGTATTCAATATGACCAGAGTCATTGTTCCATTGTAATGCCCAAACATTAGTTGGTATATTGCAGGATGAAAGGTCTAAGCCACCATACCCAACTTCGTCTTTATTAACCGCATTATCTGCGACTACGATTGTTAGTTTCATTTCTTGCCCTCTAGTAAGTTTTGTTGTGATGTTGCTATTAAAATCTTTTGGCTATTTTCATTTGCCTTTACCATTTCGTTTCTAAACGACTCAACTGCTGCACCTGTTTGTCTTTGCTGCCCCGAGTTTTCTATTAATAGCATCGGCATCCAAGCTATTGCACATTGATACTCATCTACTTCTTTTCCAGTATTAGCATCTGTCCCTCTTACGTGTATAAACCAAGCGCATTTTGTTCCAATACATTTTTTCTTTAGTAGAGGGCAGTAAGTCCCTTGCTCTATCTTCATTTAATTCCTTTAATTAATTTTTCGTAGCTATAATAATATCTACATATTGTACTGCTAAATTAATAGCATTTCCACTAAATGTACCTGCACCAGAACTGAATGAGAATGGGTGACTGTGAGCCGCTCCACCACCTGCTGCATTAGTATTTATAGTTGGAGTAGTTGAAGCAGAAGCACCACTAGGTCCATATTTAGGAGTTTGTTTAGAGTTTGATACTGTATACCAAGGACCAGTAATAGAGTGAGTATGGCTTGGTATTTGAGGCGTACTTAATGTGGTATTTCCTGCACTACCAGAAACGCTTGTAATGGTAACAGAACCTGTTGGAGTCTGAGAGGCAAAAGCTGTAGTAAAGGCTACACTACCTCCAGAACTTGCTGTTCCACTAACAACTCTTAATGCTTTGTTATTATGTGTTGTAGATTTTGTCCATCCCGTAGGTGCAGCAGTCTGCACAAAAAGCATTGCTGACCCAGAAGGAACATCGCCTGATGCGGCGGTAGTCTGAGTAGTTGCGTCAGGAAATGTTACTCCGGTGTTGTTTATTTCGGTTGGCATAAGTAGTTCTCCTAATTGCCTGTATTAAATGTAAATCCAAAGTTACTGTATATTTTTTGTAGTTGTTTCTTGGGCCATATAAATATTGCTACTCCACCTTTACCTGCATCTTCTGTACCATATTGACCATTACAAAATAATATATAAGAAGAAGG